CCAGGTGGATCAGCTCTACGAGCAGTTCGTCAAGGATGTGGCTCGCAATCGTGCTACGACGGCGGCAGAGGTGCGGCGCGGCTACGGCGAAGGCCGGATGTTACTGGCAGCGGACGCCAAGGCGGCCGGCATGGTGGATCGCGTGGACACGCTGGAGAACGTGATCGCCAAGCAGATGGCCAGGATCCAGCAGCGGAACAAGGTGCAGCTTGAGCGCCTGCGGTTGGATTTGGCTTGACAGGCAGCCAGTACACGTTACGATTTTCCATAGCTGAGTGATTCGGCACGCTGACGCGGCCGGACAGCAGCAAACAATCAGGCAGCTATCCGCACACGCCTACGCGGTCGGAAGTAAGCCTCGGTGGACACCGAATGTTTACTCTCGACCGCGTGGGCGTTTTTTATTGCCACGCGGCTAAAACAGGAGCGTGGCACAATGCCCAAACTCAATAAACTGCAGGAGCGGGACATCGCCATTTCTAAGGCGATGCGGACACTGCTCGATACGTCCGAGGCAGAAGATCGTGCGCTGAATGCCGAGGAGCAGGCCAAGTACGACGGTTTCAAATCGGAGCAGGCCGATCTCAAATTGCGGATCGAACGCGAGAAGGAGTTGCAGGAATACGAGCGGACGGTCGCCCAGCACGTTTACGAGGCACCGGAACTGCACGTTACCAAGCAGCGGCCGGCATTTCTGGACGATCCCTGCAAGGGTTTCAAGACCTCGCAGGATTTCTTCCGGGCGGTGCTGGATGCCAGCCAGGGGCGACTGACCAGCGACGAGCGACTGCTCAGTCTGGCCGGTCGCCGTAACGGCTTCGGCATGGCGGCTGGATCCGACGAGGCCGGCACTTACGCCGATCCGTACGGTGGCTTTCTCGTGCCCAGGGGTTTCATGCCGAATCTGCTGCAGGTGGCGGCCGAAGCCGATCCCACGGCCGGCAGAACGACGGCCATTCCGATGACCGCCTCCAAGGTGATCATTCCGGCGCGCACGGACAAGACGCACACCTCCAGCGTGTCGGGTGGCCTGGTGGTCTATCGCCGCTCGGAAACGCAGTCCGTCACGGCCAGTCGCATGACGGTCGAGCAGGTGGAACTGTCTGCTACGCCGCTGATGGGACTGTCCTACGCCACCGAGGAACTGATTGCCGACTCAGCCATCAGCTTCGTGGCTCTGCTGGAGGCCGGTTTCCGTGACGAGTTCGCCGGCAAGATCTTGAACGAGAAGATCAACGGCACAGGTGTCGGGCAGTACGAAGGTGTGATCAATGCTGCCTGTACTGTCGGGATCACCAAGGAAACCGGCCAGGACGCCGACAGCATCGTCTACGAGAACATCATCAAGATGCGGGCTCGTTGCTGGCGGTATCAGGACGCCATCTGGCTCTACAACCACGACTGCCTGCCACAGTTGATGCAGTTGGTCATGGTGATCGGCACGAGTGGCGTGCCCATGTGGCAGAACTCGGCCCGCGAAGGCGAGCCGGACATGCTGCTGGGGCGGCCGGCGTTCCCGACGGAGTTCTGCCCGACGGTGGGCGACGCGGGTGACATCATTCTGGGCAACTGGTCGCAGTACCTGGAAGGCACGCTGCAGGGACTGGAATCCGCTGAGAGCATGCACGTCCGCTTCGAGTACAACGAGCGGACCTTCCGCTTCACGATGCGTAACGACGGTCGCTGCTGGTGGAGAACGGCTTTGACGCCGAAGAAATCCACCAGCACGCTGTCGCCGTTTGTCTACATCAACGCGCGGGCGTAAGTGAGCAAGGACTAGTGATCGATATGCGGTGATCGCACCGCTCAACAGCAAAGGAGCCATCACACATGGCAAGTTCAGTAGCCACTGACAAACTTGCTTGCAACGCCTCGATTGAGATGTTCAAGCACGATCCGGCCGACGCCACGACGGAACAATCCGTCAAGCGGGGTGTCAGCACGACCACCTGGAGGGCGTTGGCAGGATACGAGGGATTTCTGGTGATGGCCATGACGGCCGTCAAGACCGGCAACGGAGTGATTGAGGTGTCAATCTACGCCGCCGAGGATTCCAGCGCCACCAACGCCACAGAAATCAAGACCAGCGGTGTGGTGGCGGCGGATGCCGACGGCGACTACGTGTACGTCGAATGCTCGGCTGAGGAAGTCGCGCATGTCGGCGAGGCTGCCGGCTACAACTTCACACACGTCGCGGGTTACGTCGATTGCCACCACGCGGACGACATCACGGCGGTGACTTACATCCGCTGGGGTGCCAAGCGAGCGGCAGACGCGTTGACCTCCAACTACATCAGTTAGCCGCCTCGTTTCGCCGACGGCGGCGGCTCGTGGGGGGCCGCCGCCTGTCTTGTCAAACACAATCTACGTAAAGGAACCGTAGCATGACAATCCGCTCCAGTCTGTACTATCGCCGAGGTTCGGGCGGCAAGGTCGCCATTGAAGATATGTCCGCCAGCACCGGCAAGCGGTGGTTCGTCGATTCGACAAATTCTGCCTGCTCTGATGCTACTACGCACGGCTTCACGCCGGACAAGCCGCTGGCCACACTCGACTATGCCGTGGGCCTCTGCACGGCCGACGCCGGCGACATTATCTACCTGATGCCAGGTCACAACGAAGGTGGAACAGCCGTGATCGCCGACATCGACGTGGCCGGCGTCTCTGTGATTGGCATTGGTACGGGGGCCAAGCGGCCGCGGTTTGATTTTGATCATGCCAATGCCACGATCGACATCGGAGCCAACAACGTCACTATTCGCAATGTGACGTTTCTGCCCAGTGTCGCTATCGTTTCCAAGGGCCTCGATGTCGAGACGGACGTGACCGACTTCCGCATCGAGAACTGTGAATTTCTCGACGGCGAGGCCAGCGGCACCGATGAGTTCGTGATCGGCATCGCCTTGACAGCCGGCAACACGAGGGCAGTCATCAGAAACAATATATTTCGCCTGGCGGATGCGGCCGATGGTGCGATCTGTTTCGTGAAGCTCGATGACGCCTGCACGAATGTCATCATCGAGGACAATGTGTTTTATGGTCCCATGTCCACGGCCGCCGAAGCCTGTATCTTCGGTGACACCGCTGCTTCTACGAAACTGCTGATCCGCCGCAATATCATGTGGACGGACGCCGAGCCGTGCATCAAGTTGCTGACCGGATCGACCGGCGTGATTGCGGACAATTACTGCGCCACCGATCTGGCGACGAAGGCGGCGGCCATCGAAGCCGACGGGGCGTTTCTGTTCGAGAATTACTATTGCGAGGTGGCCACCGAAACTGGCGGCATCATCGGCACCGCCTCGGCTGACGATTGATGATCGAGATCACCGAGCGCGGCATGCGGGACTCCTGCCTGGGTGCCGTGCTGCAGTTGAAGATCTGTACGCGAGATTATCAGCAGCTCTCGTGGCGTGAAATCTGGGAGGCGTTCACGGCGGCCTATCCTGGTCGCTGGGCAGTCCAGGTGTTCCCGCCACGGGAGCGATTGCTGGACGTCAAGCACGTGTATCACCTGTTCGTCTTGCCGGAGGAGCCGCGAGGATTGGACCTGCGATGAGATACGAACGGACAGTTGAACCGACGAGTCTGCCGGTCACCGTCTCCGAGGCGAAGCAGCACGGGTACATCAGCACCTCGGACGACGATACCTATCTGGAAGGACTGATCGCCAAGGCCACCCGCTACGTGGAGCAGGTGACCAGTCGGCAGTTGATGTCGGCTACCTGGGTGTTGCGGCTGGACGGTTTTCCTGAGGAAATCGAACTCCGCGTGCTACCGGTGACGGCGATCAGTTCTCTGGCCTATACGGACGCCGATGGCGTATCACAGACGCTGACGGCTACCACGGACTATCAGGTGGATCTGGAGTCGCCAGACCATCCGGCACGCATTCGGCCGGCATATGGCTGCACTTGGCCGTCAACGCGTGGCGAGACGTACAACACGGTGCGAGTAACGTTCACTGCCGGGTATGCCTCGGCGGCAGCCGTGCCCGTTACGTACAAGCACGCCATCCAACTACTGGTGCAGCACTGGTATGAGAACCGTGAGCCGGTGAATATCGGTAACATCGTCAACGCGATTCCGCTGTCGTTCTCCGTGTTGCTGGCGGCCGAGGGCTGGGGGCCATACGCATGAGAGCCAGCATGCTCGGACGCAGTCAGGTGACGATCCAGAGCGATGCCTCGGCTGACGGGGATGATGCGCCGAGCTATACGAGCGATCTGGTAACAGGCTTGTGGGCGGAAATCGAAAGCGTGTCCGGTAGCGAGACGTGGCGGGGGAGGCAGTTGGAGGCCGGCATCAATTACGTGGTGCGGTTGCGGTACTACTCCGGCATTCTGCCCACGATGCGGGTGTCCGTGACGACGGGTGTGTTTACCGGCCTGGTGCTGGACATCAAGTACGTGCAGCACCTGCCGTACAAGCGAGGCAAAACTCCTGAGACGTGGTTGTATTGCGGCGACGTGCCGGCGGTGTAGCGATGCCAATATCCAGCGTAAAAATCGAGGGCTTTGAGGAGGCTGACAAGTTGCTGGGAAAGATTGCTGATCCCGAGCGTCGCAATCAGGCATTTGTGGGTGGACTGAAGGCCGCCTCGCAACTTGTTGTATCGCGAGCGAAGGAGTTGGTTCCAGCGCCTGGTTATCCGGGTGACAAGCCGGGGCTCAAGGCGTTGCGAAACACGTTGGGGCATATCGTAAAACAATACACGTCTGCCTTTGTGGCTATTATTGGACCTCAGCGGCCAGCTGGCGCTCATGGGCATTTGGTGGAAGGTGGCACGCGACCGCATGTGATCAAGAGTCGATTGCATAAAGCATTGGCATTTCGGAGCATCATGCGGAAAGAGATTAACCATCCTGGCGCTCGTCCAAAGCCATTCTTGTCACCAGCAGCGACCGATACCAGGCCGCAACAAGAAGCGGCAATTATTGAAGGCATTAACAAACTTGTAAATCCATGACCGATTTCTGCGACGAACTGAAAACGCGACTCAAGGCCGTTTCCGGTGTGACGGCTCTGGTGGGTAGCGGTACGTCGGCGCGGATCTTCCACGATCTGCTGCGGCAGGGCTGCACGCTGCCGGCCGTGGTGATCTACGAGGGTGGCGGCGAGAGTTACCAGCATCTCGGTGGCATCAGCGGCATGGTGCGCTCGGTCTGGCATGTGATCGCTTACGGAGCCACGCGGGCCACGGCTAATGCGTTGGCCGAGACGATCCGTACCAAGGCTCTCAACAGTAACTATCGCGGCCTGTTCGGCAGTACGTTCGTCAATGGTATCAATTGCAGTTCGCATCGCCAGGCTGGCTACGATCCGGCGCAGGACGGTACGGAGACGCCGCGGTATTGGACCGAGCGGGTGTACGACATCTTTCACGTGGAGGATACGACCTAATGGCAGATCTTACGATTACGGCTACTAACATCGTCGCGGCTGACGGGTACAATCCAATCGACCTGATCGCCGGCGAGGCCATCACTCGCGGGCAACCATTTTACACCAAAGCTGCGGATGGCAAGGCATGGCTGGCTTCGTGTGAAAGTACGTCTGCTATTGCCACAGCGACTGGAATTGCCCTCAACGATGCCGCTGCCGGACAGCCGATCCGCGGCATCAATGGTGGGACTTTAGCCTTTGGTGCCATCTTGACGGCCGGCACGTTCTATGTGCTGTCGGCATCGGGGAAGATCTCGCCGTCGGCCGATCTGACAGCGAGTGATTTTGTGACACTGCTAGGCGTTGCTACCAGCACCGGCAATCTGCGGATTCTACTCTACGCCAGTGGTGTGGAGCTGTAATTACCAGGTGACGCATTCCCAAGGGAGGCTCAATAGATGGCTATCGACACAGGACACGGTGCGACAATCACTTTCGGCACACAGGGAGGAACCTGGCGCTGTATTCGCATTCCAGGCCACGCCGAGACGCGGCCTGTGGTGGATACGACGTATCTGGCTACGACCACGACGCGGACCAATATGCCGGGTGATCTCAAGGAGTGCAGCACGTTCACCGTGCAAGTGCAATTCCAGGGCAACCAGGGACTGCCGACGCTGACGACTGCGGAAACGATCACCATTACGCACCCGCTGGCCAGTGGCGGTGCCACAGCAGCTACCGTGGCCGGCACCGGCTATGTGACGCGGCGCAAATATCCCGACATGGAAACCAACGCCTTGCAGGTGGCAGAGTTCGATATTCAATGGGACGGCGGAACAGGACCAACTTTCACGGCGGCCACGTAGTATGACTATAAAACTGGAAGTCAAGTTGGATCGGCATCTCGGTATTCAAGAGACGGCTTTTGGTCCGGTGGAAGTCGATCTGCGGCAGTACCTAGTGATGGCTCAAAATGAGTTCACGGACTTTCGTTGGGTGCATTTGGGCTACATCTGCGAACCCAGTGACAAGAATCCGAACCCGCCATTTAATGGTCTGGAGCAATTTCGGGTACTGCCGCAATCGATCAAGGACGAGATTGTGCAGAGAGTGCGGGAGCTATTGCAGCTACCAACCATCAAGGTGCATGAGCCACTGGAACCAGTGGTTGTTGCGGAGGAGGATGAAACGGACGATGACGACGTTGACGCGTGAGTTACTACTGCGGCCAGCACCGCGACGGTATGACACGGTGGAGTTGCCGGAATTTACGGCGCGGATCCAGTCGCTATCCAACGGCGAGATGCGGCAGATGCGACAGTCGCTGCTCGACAAAAAAGGCGATCTGAATCGCAAGCGTGCTGATCGCCTACAGGAACTGTT